CCCGCTTTGAGCGAGACACCAAGAAGAGACTCACATCTCTTCTTCGTTCCTCCTCAGCGGAGCCTTCTGTCGGGACGGGTAACCCTCTCGACAAACGGCACCACAGGAGGCGAATTGCTTCTATCCAGCAGGTTTGGAAAGCCTGCTGGAGTGGTCTTGTCCACGCCGGTTGGGATTCTCTCAGTGCGTCTTGGCACCTTCACTCCTGGGTTTCTAGGACCTGTCGCTCTCGCGGCTGGGTCTTTGTTGCCAAGGAGTTGAAGGTGTTGGCGCACACCGTTCGCTGTGGGTCCATGCGCACTCCACCTCCAGAGGTCTTGCCCAAGATCCGTAAGGACCTTGTGCTCTTCTTCTGGAAGCGTGCATGGATGTTTCAGCGTTCGGGCTTCGCCTTTTCTCGTTTCGCTAGGGCGCTTCCTCCTCCCGTTTCTGGTGAGGAGGCTGCGGCCTATGCGGTTCGAGATCAGTCGAAGAGAGAGAATCCCACACCGGACTGGGCTCTGAGAGGTTTGCGTGCTTACGTTTCCAAGTCCGTCTCCCGTCGGAGACGGCCTGGTCGTCGTGTGCACGTTCCCCTCTCTTTGCCCTCGAGCACGTCTGGCTGCTTCGAACGGAGCTCGAAGCAGGGAGGCGTGGATGGTTTCCTCTTCGAAACGGGGAAGCGGTGGCTTCTCCGTTTTCAGGTCGGGCTTCACCGGTCTGACCACCCTGGGGTTCTCCCAGGGCCGGTCATCCGGTCGGCCTTCTCTGAGTTGAAGGCTTACGCTCAGGATAGTCTGGGGAGGTTTTGCCTCTCCCAGGCTCGCCTGTTGTGTAAGCTTTCTACCGAAGAAAGCGTCATGGCGGATTGCTACCGCGCTGTTGGAGTCCTCGTGCTGCGCAGAAACGAGTTTCACCTTGGTGATCCTCGTCGCTGCAGGCTCGAGGTTCTTCCGCAACCGGGTTTGAAGTGGCGCGGACTCGGTGTTCCCAGTGCTCTCTCCTTTGTGGAGGGAGACTGGGTCCGTCGGTCCGCGTGGCTTCTCCCGGCTGCGGACTGGGACGTTTCTGTCCCAGACAACAGTCCGATATTCATCCGTGGTCTGGGTTCGTCGGCTTGCACTTTCGTGTCCGCCGACCTCTCCCGGGCCACGGATGGAATCAACCATGACGCGGTGGAAGCCGTCATCGATACTCTCGCTCTTGAGGGGCTCATCCGCCCTGCGGATGTGGTCCTTGCCAAGAAGAGTATCGGTCTCGATCCAAAGCACCTCTGGTCGTACACCTCTCCCTCGGGAGAGGTGTCCAACTGGTTGTGGTGCCGAGGAAGTCCGATGGGCACTCCGCTGTCCTTCGTGGTTCTCTCTTGGGTTTCTGCCTGGTGCGCCTCTGCGTTTCCACAGAGTCGCATCAGAGGAGATGATGCTGTAGGTTCTGCTGCTTCCGATGAGGAGGCATACTTGTCCTTGGACGAGTATGCCCTCGCACTTTCGGCAGTAGGCTGCAGCCTCAACTCCCAAAAGACCTTTGTCTCGCGTGGGGTTTTCACCTTTTGCGAGGCTATGGGTCTTAGCAGTCCCTCTAGAGAACCAGGAAGGATGTACGTAGTTCGTGTTCCTGCCGTGCCGCCGCCTTCTTCTCGGGTTCCAGGGGTCGCAGACCCTCTGTGTCCCGGTCGGAGGTGGTTGCGCGCGCAGGAACGCGTCGCTAAGACCTTCTTCCCTTGGCTTAGCCGTAGTTCCAAACGTTGTCTTCCGACTTCGCTTGGAGGCTACGGCTACAAGGGTTGGGGTCTTAACGCGTCGACGTCGGTTCGGAAGAGGCTTGGTGCCGCGGTTTCCCGTGGCTACCAGGCTTTCGGAACACCGACGCCGTCGGCTACGTACAG